TGTCATTTGGATTTACGGTGATCGGGGACGAGCGGAAGACGACGCGGGACGAAAGCGGACATATCACCGTACTGAGGACGATCACAAAGATCGGGAAACTTTATGATGTTTCTGCCGTATCGCTGCCGGCCAACGATGCGACTGAAATAAGCGCACGCAACACCAGCGACGGATTGATCGCGGAGGTCCTGGAGGAGATCCGGGCGGAGGAAGAGCGGCAGCGCAGGATCGGAGAGATCCGGAAACTTTTGAAAGGGGACAAGACAGATGACAAGTGAAGAGATCATCACCCGCATGGGAGAGATCGAGCAGCGGGCCGCTGAGATCGAAGCGACTCTGGAAACTCCGGAAGCCGATCTGGACGCGCTGAACGAAGAGGCCCGGAAGCTGATCGCCGAAAAGGCGCAGCTGGAAGAGCAGCTGGACGAGCTGCGGAAAGCCGCCGAGAAGGCGGAGGAAGAACGGAAAGCCGTCGCCGAGGGCGAAGGCAAAACGAAGGAAATTATGGAGGAGGAGAAAACAATGACTGATCTGGAGATCCGCAACAGCGCAGAATACTGCGAAGCGTACAAGCATTACATCATCACGGGCGACGACAAAGAGTGCCGGAGCCTGCTGACCACCAACGTGAGTGGCGACGTGCCGGTCCCGGTGATGGTGGAGAACACCGTCAAGCACGCCTGGGAAAGCAACGCCTTCCTGAGCAAGGTCCGCAAGACCGCCTTCCGCGGGAACCTGAAAGTCCCCTTCGAGAAGAGCAACACGGACGCCTATGTCCACACTGAAGGCACCACGGGCCTGACCGAAGAAGATCTGCAGCTGGGCATCGTGACCCTGACCCCGGCGAACATCAAAAAGTGGATCAAGATCTCCGACGAAGCCGTGGCGATGGGCGGCGAAGCCTTCGTCCAGTACGTCTATGACGAACTGGCCCAGAAGATCATGGAGAAGCTGGTCAGCGAACTGGTCGGCAAGGCCAACAGCGCCCCCACCAGCCACAGCGACGTGGCGATCGCCATCCCGAAGGCCACCGAGGCCCCCGGCGTCATGACCGTGCAGGATGCGGCCGCCCAGCTGAGCGAGGAAGCGACGGACATCTGCATCGCGCTGAACCCCCTGACCATCCAGGCGTTCAACGCCGCGTATGCGTCCGGCAACTTTGCGATCGATCCCTTCGCGGGCGTGACCGTGATCAAGTGCAGCGCCCTGCCGGCCTACTCCAGCGCCGACACCAACGCGATGTACGCCATCGTGGGCGACCTGAAGGCCTTCCAGGTGAACTACCCCGAAGGCGAGGGCATCGTCACCAAGTGGGATGACCTGACCTACGCCGAAGACGACATGGTCAAGATCGTGGCCCGCCAGTACGCCGGATACGGCGTGACCGCTCCCGGTCGCCTGGTGAGGCTGTGCAAGCCCGCTGCCGCCGAGACCACCTGATGAAAGTCCGGCTGACAAGGCCGAACAGGATCGAAAAGGGCCGGGCCGGGGAGATCGTTGAGGTCTCCCCGAACCGCGCCCTGTTCCTCCTGCACTACGGCCTGGCGGAACCGGTGAGCATCCGGGAGCAGATCGCGACACCGGAAGAGCCGAAGATCATCAAAAAAACGACAAGGAAGCTGAAAAAATGAGTATGCGGCTGCTGATCGCGGTACCGACGACAGACTATATCCATGCGGATTTCGTGAAATGCCTGACGGCGCTGACGGCTGAGCTGAACCGGAAGAGGATCGAACACCAGGTTGAGATCCAGACGGGGACGCTGGTCTACATCGCCCGAAACAAGCTGGCCTGCAAGGCGGTGAACGAGAAATACACGCACGTTCTCTGGCTGGACAGTGACATGGTATTCAGCGAGAAGATCCTGGACGACCTTCTCTTTTGCGGGAAGGAAATGGTCTGCGGCGCGTTCGTGTCGAGGCGGCCGACGTACAGCGCATGCGTGTACACATCGATCAGGAAGAACGAGATCGAAAAGGTGAAGGAGTTCGGGACGAAACCCTTCAAGGTTGACGGCTGCGGGTTTGCCTGTGTGCTGACAACGACGGAACTGATCCAGGCGGTGCAGCTGAAGTACGGGACGGCGTTCCAGCCCACCGACTACTACGGCGAGGACCTGGCGTTCTGCTGGCGGGTAGGCCAGCTGGGAAGGGAAATCTGGTGCGAACCCACCGCGAGGTGCGGACACATCGCCCACGTCCCGATCTGGCCGGGAGAACCCCCGGCGACATAAGAGGCGGAGGAGTAAGAACGATGTTTGCAGAGGTGAAAGAGAGCCTGCCGGTCAGCGGGGACGATTACGACGCGCAGATCATCCGGGAGATCCGGGCCTGCGCCCTGGACCTGACGACCAGCGCGGAGATCGTGCTGCCGGGAGAGATCAGCATCACGCGGACAAACGGCGAGAGCGGCGAATGGGTGATCGTCGACAACAGTACGGTGACGGACGATCTGATCATCGCGGCGATCGCGACCTGGTGCAACATGCGGATCGGAAACCCGCCGAACTATGACCAGCTCCTGAAAGCGTACAACAGTCTGAAAGGCCAGCTGCGGCTGAGCCGGAGGTACACGCATTACGACGGGCTGCCGGAGGAGGCGGTGACGGAATGAGGATGCTGACCAGCTGCGAGCTGATCGCGTTCACACCGGACGCGCACGAAGCCGGCACCGCGGCGACGGAGACGAAGCGGAAGGTGAAGGCCCACGAGATGAGCCTGACCCAGGCGGAGGTCTACCAGGCCGGCGGCGAAGGACTCAGCCCGGAAGCAAAGCTGCTGATCCCCTACGACAAGGACTACAAAGGCGAGCGTGAACTGATCTACAGGGGCGAACGCTGGAAAGTGCTGCGGAGCGATCCGTACAAGGAATACAACGGCGTGATCCTGCTGCTGAAGAGAAGCACCGGAAACGCCGGCGGGAGCGTGGTGGGACGGTATGCTTGAGAACTACAACGCGCTGGTGACGGCGCTGAAGAACCTGACCCAGGCGGAAAACCCGGCGGCGACGGATTCGCCGACGGTAACGCTGCCGATGGCGGAGGACGAATGGTACACGCGGCCTGACACGGTGAGCTACGGCATCGTGAGCCTGGACTTTGAAGCCGGGCAGCTGCACGGGGACGGCGTGAAGCAGGACGTTTCCCACGAGGGAAGCGTGGACCTGTTCAGCATGACGAGAAGCGGCGCCGGATGGGTGACGCTGATCATGGACACGCTGACGGCGTACTGCGGCGGGTGCTGGAGCCTGAACAGCCATTCCTATGAGCGGGACACGGGCTTGTTTCACTGGGAATGGACTTTCGAGGTGTAACAGATGGCGTACCAGATGAAGGTCGACGGAATGGAAGAAGTCAGCGAAATGCTGGACAAACTGGGAGAAGAAGCGCCGAAGGTCGCGGCCCAGGCGCTGTATGAAGGCGCCGGGATCATGGCCGACGAGCTGAACAAGGCCGTCGACACCATCAAGACGGAGCCGTTCAAGTACGCCTGGGGAACGCGGAGACTCCCGTCGCCGGAAGAGAAGGAGATCGTGAAGCAGGCCGCCGCCGGTATCGCAAAGTTCAACAAGGAAGGCGGCGCGGAAATGGACACGTCCGTCGGTTTCAGGAACGCGGGATACGCGGAACTGGCCGGGAAACAGGTGCCGATCCCGCTGATCGTCAACTCAATCAACTCCGGGACGAGCTTCATGCAGAAACAGCCGTTCATACGGAAGACAGCGACGAAAGCCGCCCCGAAGGCGATGAAGAAAATGCAGGAGACCGTGGAATCGGCCTGGGGGAAACTCTTCGGAGAAGTATACGGAAAATATGGAGGGAAATAAGACATGAACGCAAATGTGGGAATGGTTTATCCCGTGTATGCGCCGGTGAGCGCCTACACGCCGGGGACCAGCATCACCTACGGGACGGGCGCCGTCGTGGCGGAAGCCGTCAGCGCCAACCTGACCTGGAACCGGAACGACAACAAGTTCTGGGGCGATGACGTGGAGCTGGACAGCGACAACGGCGTCACCGGCTACTCGCTCAGCTTCGAGCCGAGCGGCCTGTCCGACACCGCACGCGCGGCGCTGCTGGGCGAGACGCTGGCGACCAGCGATTACGAGATCACCAGCGCGACGGCCCCGGACGTGGGCTTCGGCTACATCCGCGTGATGCGGTCCACCGGGACGAACGGCGTGGAGACGACGTACGACAGCTGGTGGTTCAACAAACTGAAATTCTCCATCGATTCCGAGGAAACGCGGACGAAGGAGGAAGGCATCGAGTGGCGCGTGCCGCAGATGACCGGCACCGGCGCGGGCGTGAGCCTGGACAGCACCGGCGTGCTGAAGTTCGCAAGCCACCGGAAACACACGACGCTGGCGAACGCGAAAAGCTGGCTGAACACGAAGGCCGGGATCACCTGAGACCCGGACCTGAGAAAACACACGGGGGCGGAGGGACATCCTTCCGCCTCCGGATTTTTTGCAGAAAGGAAGTAAAGGAAGCATGGTTACCATCAAGATCAAGGGGCGGGAGATCCCGCTGCTTTACACGGTCTGGGAAATGAAACAGATCCAGGAGGAGATCGGCCCGCTGAGCCGGGCGATCAGCATGGTCCTGGGCCGGAACCCGGACGACAAAGAGGACACGAGTCACTACGGAAGCGCGGAACACCTGAAGGCGGCGGCGGCGCTGATCCGGATCCTGGGGAACGCGGGGCTGGAGGAAGCCGGAGAGAACGCGGACCTGACGGACAAAAAGATCATGCGGGCGCTGAAGCCGGCGGACCTGGCGGGATGCGTGAGCGCCTGTATGGACGCCATGAACGAGGGCATGACCAGCGAGATCCCGGAAAAAGCGGATGAGGGACCGGTGGACGTGACCCTGGAGGAAATGAAAAAAAAAGAAATGAGGGGAGACTGACGTATCTGGTCGTCGTCTCCTGGGGCATGATCGCTGGGCTGAGCCTGGCGGAGATCCACCGGATGAAGCCGGGGGCGGTCATGGACCTGTACATATACAGACGAAATTACGACGACATACAGCACGGGATCAGGAGAGGGTGAAATAATGGCCACGGGCGGCGTGAACATTAAAATGGGCGTGACGGGCGTCGCCCAGTTCAAGCAGAGTATCAGCCAGGCGAAGCAGAACCTGAAAACCCTGGACGCACAGCTGCAGCTCACGGAAAAGCAGTACAAGGCCACCGGCGACGCCGAGACCTATATGCAGCAGAAGTCCGAGCAGCTGAAGGCGAAGCTGGAGGAACAGAAAAGCGTCGCGGCGGCCG